CGTAGGCGCCGACGATCGAGAGCCAGCGCACCACCGCCTCGACCTCGGAGAGATTCTGCTGTTGGGCTAGCGGTGAGATCACCTGCACCTGCACGCCCAAGCCGTCGACCTTGACCTTTTCGCACAGCCCGCGCTTTTCCATGATCTCGAGCGTGCGCTGCACGAGCGGCTGGATGTACTCGACAAGCAAGCGCCCGAACGGCGAGCCGATGTTGCGCGCGAGCTCCTTCACGCGCTCGATGATCTCGGTCGCTGAGCGTACCTTGCCGGTCTCCGGTGGCAATTGGTTATCGAATAGCATCTGCTTGATTTGGAGCTGTAGCTTGTCGTGCTCAAGCGTCGCGAGCGTAAAGTCGCCGGTCCGCGCAAGCGCCATCAAGCTCGGGCCGCGGGCGCCGCCGTTGCTCGCAACCGGGATAATGACGCCGGGCGCGATCGACACCGTGTTCGGATTCAACACGCCGTCGTCGACGCCGGTGTACACGCCGGAGATATGGATCGCGGCGTTCTTGAGAATAAGCTCGGTGATCTTGTTGATCGTCTTGATATCGGGCAGCGCGTGAATGACGGGGCCGCGGCCGTAGGTTTCGCCCGCGACCTTGATCCAGCGCGGCGTCAGCCACGGGCAGGTCTTGTAGTAGCGGTAGACCATGCACTTTTTTTCCTTGCCCCAGATGACCTCGTAGACATAATGCTGCAGGTCGGGCTCCCAGTAGGTGCATTCGGCGAGATCGACCTTGACCTCGAGCTCGTTCGAAAAGGTCATGAGGCGCGTGAGCTCTTCCGGGATCGAAGCATCCGGCCATTGCTGCATGATGTGGCGCGCGGGGAACTGCCCGTACTCGCGGTAAATGCCCTCGACGCTGCCCCACGGCCCCTCTTCGAGGGAGACGAGCGGCGCCGGGACCGGGATGAACAACACCGGTTTATCGAGCGGACCTTCGAGCACAAGCATGCAGCCGGTGCCGATCGCGAGATCGAGCAGCACCTCATTATTGGCGACATCGAAATTGGAGGCTTGGAGTACCGCGAACAATTGATCGGTGACGTATTCGAGCTTGCGGTTGACTTCGGCGACAAGATTCGGCGGAACCATAGGCCCTGCCGCGAGCTTGATCCATTTCTGAAACGGCGGCATGAGATCGGACTGGATCCGGTTTGCGAAGTTGATCGTCGCGTTCGGCGCGGTCGAGTCGAACACGCGCGAGACCTTCTTCTGCCCCTGGGTGACGGAAAGCTGATCGCCGGTGCCGGTCGACCAGTAAAGATTGCGCTGCGGGAGCGCGAACTCGTAGCCGTCGCTATAGAGATCGCGCCATTCCATTTTGATCTGCTTCGCCTTGTCCAAGCGTTTAAGCTGGCGCGATATCCGCGTCTGATCCCCGCGCTTACTCTTGGGCTCAGCCTTTTCTTTTTCCGGTGCTTGGTAGTTCAGTAATTTTGCCATCGCTACCCGCCTAGCGTGGTTTTAGTGCCGACGCCAGTCTCGGAAGTTTGCAACAGTGTCGGGCGGCCGCCCTGCATCGCTCGGATCGCGCGAATCCTGGCATCCTGATCCTCGCGTAACGATCTCTCGCGCGCAATTTGTTTTGCGTCCTGTTCGTTTAATCGCGCCTCTTGGCGGTCCGCACGCTCATTCGCTTGTTTTTGATCGCCGCTCGGGTCGTGGAAAATCATATGCGCAAGTCCGGACATTTATTCCTCCTGCCTCTGCTCGGTCTCGATGCGCCGTTTGCGCAGGCGGTCTGCGAGCGAGCCTTCGACGGCGAACACATCGACCTTGCGCGGACCGCCGATCTCGCCTTCGAGAAGCCGCGGTTTATTATCCACATCTTTCTTACCGTCACTCATCCGCGGCCTACTGAACATCGCCGTCATTTGTTCCATCAGAATTTCTTCCAGCCTTTTTTCGTGACCAGGTATCGCGTGCCGTCCGACATTGTTTTGATATCGCCCTCCTTGTGCGCTTGAACGGTCACGGGCTGCTTCGCCATCTCGTCGATTTCAGCCGATAGGCGCTTGCCGGTCTCGCTCAAGTCTTTATCAAACAAAAATGTCTTGCCATCTTCGAACACAGGCTCACCGAATAGATTTTTAATCCGAGCGGCCGTTTCTTCGTTGACGGGGTTTTGAAAATTCATGCTCATGGGCGCAATCTCCTCCAAGTGTTTGTAGAGCTGGTAAGGCGTAATGCACCACCAGCGCTTAAGCCCGATCGCTGCCTTGATAACGGAGACGCAAGTGATCAGGCCGCGGTGACCGTAATCCTTTTGCGTTTTGTTTTCCACCCTGACCACCTTCCAGCCGCGCCGCCGACAGGCGATCGCGCAGGCCTCAACGTCGAATGGAACCCACTCGACAAAGATCGATGAAAGCAGCGGATTCAATATGACGGTGCCGAGCTTGGTCGATCGCAGCGCGAACACGTGACGAAAGCCCGGGCGCGTGAACCAGTGAATGAACCAGGGCGCGCGCCTGGTCGTCGTCCAATCGCAAAAGACGACGTACCAGGTGAGCGCCGCGTTATGGTCGGCCGGGTCGACGAGATCGAGATCCGGGATAATCATCCGAACACGTCGAACTCGATCTTCGCCTGGGCGGCCGTGGGCTTCGGCCGTGAGCCGTGCGAGAGCTGCCGGTGTTCGCCGCCACCCAGGAGCAGATAGCCGAGCGCATCACCCACGTCGGAATAGGGATGATTCTTGTAAGGCACGTCGGCGTAGCGCGCCTCCTCCCCGACAATCCGCAGGCGCCGGTAATGCCAGGCGCCGGATAGGGCTTTGCGCAGCACCTTGCAGCGACGGTGAATCATGAGACCAGGTTTGCCATCGATGACACGCGTCAGAGCTGAGGTAATCGCCTCAATGCGCAGCGTCGGATCGTTGCTTGCCGCCGGCCGCGCCGGGATGTTTTTGCTGGTGAGATGGTCGAAGGCCACCACTTCATAGATCGGATCGCGCGCGATGCCGGCGGGGTCGCCCCATGCATTGCCGATGTTGAGTTTTTTATAACGCTCCTTGACGCTTTGCAGCAACAAATTCGAGAAGTTATCGAGGCCCATGTCCGGCGACACGACTTCATCGTGAATCAACCAGATCCCGCGCGGATGGCGCTGCCCGATGACGGCCGCCGGCTGCAACGTGTTGCCGATATCGAGCCCCAGCTGTTGATCGATGTCGTCCAAGATCGGCACATCGTCCAGCGCGAACACCTCGTCGACGTAATCCGGGATGCACGGCTTGCCGCTTTGCACGTACACATAGCGCGCTTGCATCATGCACCGGATCTCGTCGAGCTTGGATCCGGAAATCTGGTCCTCGTAATAACGCGCGCGCAGGTTCGCGAGGTTCTCGGCGAGTGGGTTCAGGACAAAGTAGTGCTTGGCGCCTTTGATAACTTTGTTCGCATTAAATTTTTGGCCACGCAACCAGAGCTCCGGCTCGATGCACTCGAATCCTTTCGCCGCCTCGCGGACTTCGAGCACCGCCGGGGGTTGGTGGTAAAACGCCCAGCCTAGTGGCTTTTCTTCCCGTTCGAGCTTGACGAGCCAGTGATCCTCGTCCGGAGCGTTGGTGTCAAAAATAACGCAAGGCCTGCGCGCGACGATCCCGACCGCATCCTCACGCTTGGGGTAACGGCCGACGCGGCGCTGTAACATTATGCTGACGGCGCGCTGCACCTCGCTGCCTTCGTTCACCCACGCGGCGGTCAGGTCGAGTGATTTCAGTTTGCGGATATCCCGATCGTGATCGAGCGCGAGGAAGATAAACTCGGCGTCGAGCCCGGGTTTGCCGTTCTTTGGCTTGATCTTAATGTGGTGTGTGATCGGCGAGCCGCGCGTCAGCGGTCCACACATCTCTTCCTTCCAATTTTCAAGCCACGTATTGATCGTAGTTGTTTTTAAATCGGGCTGAGTGTTGCGGATGATGGCGAAACGTGAATAGCGGTAATTGGTGCGCGGGTCCACGTCCTGCATGCACGCGATGCGCATGAGCTCTGTCGTGCAAGCGGTCGACTTGCCGGAGCCAACAGGCCCCACGATAATCCGGAAAAAGCTTTCCTCATCGGCGAGAAAGTCGCAGATCGTCGGGCTTGATGAAAAATCGATGGTGGGGTGATACGTCTCGCTCACGAATTCAGCTTGAGGCGGGAGAGAAGCTGCTTCGTTTCGGCCGGATAGTCCTCCGGCGCCTTGTCATTCAGCACGACGTAGAAGTGATGCCAGATCTTGATGACCTGGAGCTGCTCGCGATTGACGAGTTCGGCCCAGGGTGCACCGCGTAGGATGCCGGAGGGAATGATCTCGATATCGTCGCGGCGAATGTGGATCCCGGAGCTGACAGCCATCAGGCGGACCGTGCCCTGCATCCGTAGCTTGTTGAACTCCTTGTCGATGATGTGCCGGCCTGTTTCATCCCACCAGGCCGCGGCGCGCTGCACGGCCTCGGTCACCTTCATCCCGGACGAGAGCCGGGCGGGTTCCTCGCTCACGGTGTTACCTCACGTCAAGCCGCCATCGCCAAGCGTGAGATGTAGAATTGCGGTCTCGGCGCCCGTTGTGATGCCGGCTATGTGTGTACTCGCTGTATCTTTATCCGGCCCCGCAAAATTAAATATTTCAACCGCCCCAGATTTGATCGGCATATTCGTCAACGCCGCCACAACCGTGACATCGCCAGCCTTCACAAATGCCGTGTTCGGTCCGGCGTTGTAGACACGAACATGTTTACCAACCCCGCTCAACTGGACGCGTGAGCTCACGTTGTTGACGGCCAGCTGGACGGTATTGGTTGGACTAAATGCGTTGCTGCTCATGTGCTACGCCGGCGGCCAGGGCGCCTGTAGGATCTGATCGCGCACCTTGTCGAGCAGGTTGACGGCTTCCTGCAACGATCCGACCTTGACCGCGTCCATGATGACCGTCACGGCGACGGCGGTCGCACCACCGGCTGAGATGACTGCCGTGGTCCGGTCTTTGCCGGCGTCGAGTGCTACTGTGAAGTTTGCCATAATGACCTCAACTTAGAGTTTTAACCACTATTTTTTTTAGCAGCCTCAACGAATTGGTGAGCACGCTCGCGATTTTTCGCT